GTCATCGATATCAGCACAACTCCCTTTCGGCAAGTTGCCGTGTATCGGAACAATACTATTTCTCCAATACTCTTTCCAAATATTATTTATAAGTATGCAACCGTTTACAACAACGCATATGCTGTAATTGAATCAAACGACCAGGGTTCGGTTGTCTGTAATGGACTCTACTATGACCTAGAATACGAAAACGTTCATGTCACGAGTGCAGTCAAAGCGAACTCAATTGGTGTTGAGATGAACCGAAAGACAAAACGTCTTGGTTGTTCTGCAATCAAAGATATCCTGGAGAATAATAAACTAGACATCGTTGATGAGAATACGATCCTTGAAATCTCGACATTTGTTGCCAAAGGACAATCCTACGAAGCATCTGATGGCAACCATGATGATTTGATGATGAACCTCGTGATGTTCGGTTACTTTGCCTCTACACAGTTCTTTGCCGATATGACAGACATTAACCTAAAGCAGGTTCTGTTTGAACAAAGGATGCAAGAGATTGAAAACGATGTTGTGCCATTTGGCATCATAGACGATGGAAGCGATTATATCATAGAAGTCGAAAATAAGGAACGACACCATGTTGAATGGATCCCATACGAACCAGAAGAAGTGTGGTGAAAATCTTTTTCTTATAAATAAAGGTGTTGAAAAAATTCCGTATTATGATTTTACTTATCATTTGTAAACGAAAAGGATAACAGTCATGGCACTATTCTCACCGTCTGCTTCTCCTGCGGTTACAGTTAGAGAGATTGACCTGACAACGGGTGCACCGAATGTCAGTACGTCTACTGGAGCTGTCGTAGGAAACTTTCGTTGGGGTCCGGTAAATGAGCGCACACTAGTAGCCGACGAAACGGGTCTGGTGAGTGCCTTTGCTGCTCCTGACGATGACAACGCAGTGGATTTCCACACTGCTGCATACTTTCTAAAATATTCCGATTCCCTAATTGTTGTTCGTGGCAACAATGGTGGTGTCAATGCTCACAGCGCTGCTGTAAGTCTTGGCGACTCTGCTACCGTTGAAAATGCTGCCGATTGGGAACTGAATGTTAGAAGCGCTGTTGGTACTTCTGGTCTTAAGACAGGTTCTTTTATCGCCAAATACCCCGGTGCTCTTGGTAACGCTCTTGCCGTTTCTTTCTGCCCTGCAGGAGACTCTGACGGCGGCAGCACTCTGAACTTCAATTCTTGGTCTTACAAAGGTCGTTTTGATGGCGCTCCTGGCACTTCTGCCTATGCCACAAAGAACGGTGCTACCAGAGACGAGGTTCACGTTGCTGTAATCGACAGAACAGGTGCTTTCAGTGGCACTCCTGGAACGGTTCTTGAGACCTTCCCCTATCTCTCTGTCGCAAAAGGCGCTACTACTTCGGACAACTCGCCGAACTATATCTCTGATGTTCTGAATGCTCGCTCTCAGTACATCTGGAATGGTTACTTCGGTGACGACTCCGCATTCGGTTCTGCTTTCGAGAATCTTGGAACGAATTGGGGCACAACTCCTTCGATCGATACTTCGGTTGAGTTCGGTACCACTGGTTGGTCGGATGATATTTCGACGATGAACCTCGGTGGCGGTGTTGTTTCTTCTGCTCTTGGAACTGCTGGTATTGCAACGGCATTCGATAAGTTTAATGACGCTGATGTTGTTACTGTCGACTTCCTTATTGCTCCGGAGGTTTCTGCTCGCAGCGACGCAACCACTGTTGTTAACGATCTCGTTAGCATCGCAGAAGGTAGAAAGGACTGTGTTGTCGTGGCTTCGCCCAACAGAGAAGCGATCGTTGGATCCACTTCTCCGGTTGATGACGCTGTTACGTTTGCAAATACTCTCACAGCATCTTCTTACTTGGTTGTTGATAACAACTACCTGAAGGTGTTTGATAAGTATAACGATAAGTATATCAATATCCCTGCTGCTTCCAGCACTGCTGGTCTGATGGCTGCCACGGATTTGGTTGCTGCTCCTTGGTTCTCTCCTGCTGGTCAGAGACGTGGTAACTATCTCGGTATTACCGATATCCTCGTCAATCCGACCAAAGCAGAAAGAGACACGCTCTACAAGGCATCTGTTAACCCGATTGCTAACATTCCGGGTTCTGGGATTATCTTGTTCGGCGATAAGACATTTGAGCGTAGACCTTCGGCATTTGATCGTATCAATGTTCGTCGGTTGTTCCTCGCTCTTGAGCGTTCTATTGCGATCGCTGGTAAAAACATCATGTTCGAATTCAACGACGAGTTTACTCGTGCAGAGTTTGTAAATGTTGTTGAACCTGTGCTTCGTGAAGTTAAGGGACGCAGAGGTATCACGGACTTCCGTATTGTTTGTGACGAAACAAATAACACGGCAGACACCATTGATAGAAATGAATTCGTCGCCAGTATCTTCATCAAGCCTGCTCGCTCCATCAACTACGTAACTCTGAACTTCGTAGCTGTCCGGACTGGTGTAGACTTCGAAGAAGTCATCGGCACGGTTTAAGGAGTAGAAACTAATGGCAATCCTCAACGTAGATGATTTCAAAGCCGAACTGACAGGGGGTGGGGCAAGACCTAATCTTTTCCAGGTTAAGCTTAACTTCCCTGCAGGTATCGGTACGCAAATCGACACTAGAACTACGGGGTTCCTCTGCAAAACAGCACAGCTGCCTGCTTCGGTGATGAACGTCATCGAGATCCCGTTTCGTGGACGCCAGCTCAAAGTTGTGGGTGACCGCACCTTTGAGACCTGGACGGTCACAGTTCTGAATGACACGGACTTCCAAGTTCGTAACGCAATGGAAGCATGGATGAACCTCATCAATGCACATTCCACAAACCAAGGTGCGACGAACCCTGCCGATTACATGCGTAATCTCCAGGTTCAGCAACTTGATAAAAGCGGAGACGTACTCAAAGAGTACACGTTTGTCGATGCTTTCCCGACTAACATCGGTGCTATTGATCTGAGTTATGACACGGTAGACACGATTGAAGAGTTTACTGTCGAATTCCAGTACCAGTATTGGACGACAGAGACAGTCACCTAATCGTGATATAAGTAAAGTGTACGGGTGGATAAAACTGCCCGTACACTTATTTTATGAGATGCTAGGAAAGTAAATATGGCAGAGCAAGATAACAGTGTCCTGAAACTATTCGGATTTGAACTCAAAAGGGTTCAAAAAAAGGATCAGGAAAAGGAAAAGTTACCGTCGATCGTTCCTAAGACCGATCAAGACGGTGCTGGATATGTTACTGCCAGTGGTGCTCACTATGGTCAATATATTGACATGGAGGGCAATGAAGCAAAAGATAACGCGGAACTGATCAAAAAGTACCGTGGAATCGCCGAACACCCTGAAGTTGATGCTGCTATCGAAGATATTGTTAACGAAGCAATCACAGGTTCTGAGATGGAATCTTCGGTTGAACTCAATCTCGATAAAGTAGAGGCATCTGATAAAATTAAAAAATTAATGCTCGAAGAGTTTGACGAAATTTGCGGTATGGTTAATTTCTCAGAACTTGGGCACGATATTTTCCGCTCTTGGTACGTTGATGGTCGTCTGGTACACCATCTTGTCGTAAACGAGAGCAACTTTAAGGCAGGCATTCAAGAGATCAGAATGATCGATGCTGCCAAGATTCGTAAAGTCAAAGAAGTTACATATAAGAAAGACCCTAAGACTGGTGCTAAGATTGTAGACAAGACAAAAGAATTCTACATTTACCAGGAAAAGGCAGGGTCGAACCAAGGCGTTAAACTGGCACCAGATGCAGTTTCTTATATCACTTCTGGGCTTCTAGATCCTTCTCGCAGAAGAATCGTTTCTTATCTACACAAAGCAATTAAACCCATCAACCAGTTGCGTATGATGGAAGACTCTCTGGTAATCTATCGCCTTGCGCGTGCCCCAGAGCGTCGTATCTTCTATATCGATGTCGGCAACCTGCCTGCGGGTAAAGCAGAGCAGCACATGAAAGACATCATGTCTCGCTACAGAAACAAGCTGGTCTATGATGCCAATACAGGACAACTCAAAGATGACCGCAAGCATATGTCTATGCTTGAAGATTTCTGGTTACCTCGTAGAGAAGGTGGGAGAGGAACAGAGATTTCTACGCTTCCTGGAGGCGAGAACCTTGGGCAGATTGACGATATTGTATATTTCCAGAAGCGTCTATATCGCTCTCTGAATGTACCAATTAATCGTCTTGAGCAAGAAGCACAGTTCTCTCTTGGTCGCTCGACAGAGATTAGTAGAGACGAAGTCAAATTCCAGAAGTTTATTGACAGACTACGCAAAAGATTTTCTTCTCTTTTCCTGGGCGTTCTTAAGAAGCAATTAATCCTGAAAGGTATTTGCACAGAACAAGACTGGGAAGATTGGAAGAATGATATCACGGTTGACTTTATTCGAGACAACCACTTTACTGAACTTAAGAACACAGAACTATTGAGAGAAAGACTGCAGACGATGGATCAAATTTCTCAGTATGTCGGTGAATACTTCTCGCGCGAGTGGGTAATGAAAAATGTTATGATGATGTCTGATGAGGACATCGAAGCGATGCGGAAAGAAGTAGAAGGGGAAAACGACGTCCCCGATAATGATGGTGAACCTGAATTCTCTGGAGGAAATAATAATGAGTGAAGAACTGGAACAAGAGGTTGAAGTCAACCCGATTGAGCAATTCATTGATGCGATTCGGGCAGGCGACTTTAACAGTTCTGAAGAACATTTTCAAAGTATCATTGGCGGCAAAGTAGAAACTGCTCTAGATGCAGAAAAACTTTCTGTTGCTCAGACGATCTACAATGAAATCGACGACTCTGATCTCGAAGACGATGAGGAAGAGGAAATGGAAGAATTCTTCGCAGACGGCGAAGAAGAAACCGAAGAAGATTTTGTTGAAGAAGATGATGAATAAGAAATTACTTCTTAAAAAGTTTAT